TACAGATGGCGTAGTATATGTTAGATGTACTGCTGATACTACAGGAGTATTTATTGCTTTTGGCAAAACTCCCACAGCAGCAGTAGCTACAGGTATAAGATTGGTAGCAAATGAACCTAAAACATTTAAAGTAGACAACGCTGAGAAACTTGCAGCTATTATTGCAAGTGGTACAGCTAATGTTTTTATAGAGGAACTTAGTGAATGAAAAGAAAACTTGGAGATGGTCAAACATTTTTATTTTCAGAACATTCAGGTGAATGGGCGATTAATCACAGGTCGCCTGACCTAACTAAATTGCTAGATAATAATAAAAGATTGCAACAGGAAGACCATAGTATAAGAGATGAATTTCGTTTATCTGCTAGGATTCCTGTTACAATTTATTATGAGTGGAAAGAAAAATTTGGCGTAGATTTATATGATAAAAATCACAAAGACGCAGTAAGAAAATTATTAAACAGTCCTGATTACAGGTACTTAAAGACAACATCTAGGATAATATAATGGCAATATCAAATTATTCAGAATTAAAAACATCAATAGCTAGTTGGTTAGATAGGTCTGACCTTACAGATATCATTCCTGATTTTATTGCACTTGCAGAAACGAGGCACAAAAGAGATTTTAAGATAAGAAGAATGGAAACTAGGGTTACAACCAACACAATAGATGGCTCTGAGTTTTATACGTTACCTGATGATTATGTTGCTATGCGTAACATAAAACTTAATACAGACCCTAAAACGCCTCTAGACTTTTTAACACCTGAAATAATGGACAGATTAAACGCAGGAAGCTCAAAAGGTAAACCTAAAGCATACACAATCAAAGGCAACAATATAGAAATAAGACCTACTCCTGATGGCGTGTATCAAATAGAAGTATCGTATTACAAGCATTTTGCAGCTTTATCGGATTTAAATACAACCAATGACATGCTCACACATCACCCTGATGTTTATCTATATGGAGCATTAGTAGAAGCAGAACCTTATTTGCAAAATGATAAAAGAATACAGGTTTGGTCAGGATATTATGACAGAGCAAAACAAGACATAATAACTTCAAATGAAAGAGACAGACATTCAGGAACAACACCTGTAACAAGAATTGATTACGGATTATATTAATGACTACATGGACAGTAGTAGCTGAAACAGCAGCAGGATACATAGAAACAGAGGATAACCTTTTTGTTTTAGCAACAGAAAATGGTGAATTAATTAGATTAGATGATGCAAGTGGTATAAATGCTGATGACTGGCAAGATGTTTCTCCACCTGCTACAACAACTTGGACGATACAATAGATGGCAACTAAAAAAATATCAGAACTGACCACAACCACTACTCCATCGAGTAGTGCATTATTTCCTATAGTACAAGATGGAGCTACACTTTCTGTAACACTCGCAAATATAGCAGCAAACATGCCTAGCTTATCTGTTGCAAACTTAACAGCAGACGGTTTAACAGTTACAAATAATGCAACTATTGGTGGAGACCTAACTATAACAGGTGATGACCTGACTATGGGAACAAACACAAGTGGTGCTGCCCTAATAGCTGATGGAACGAATTTTAACCCTGTAGTTATATCAGGAGATATTTCTATAGGCACGACAGGTACTGCTGCTATTGGAAGTGGCGTTATCGTAAACGCAGATGTTAATTCTAGTGCAGCAATAGCGTTTTCTAAGATGGCAGATTTGACTGCATCAAGAGCATTGGTCTCAGATGGTAGTGGTGATGTGTCAGTATCAGCAGTTACATCAACAGAGATTGGCTATTTAGATGGCGTATCTTCTGCAATACAAACACAATTAGATGGCAAAGCGTCATCAACTTATGTACCTACCACAATCACAGTAGCAGATGAATCAACAGATACTACATGCTTTCCGTTGTTTGTTACAGCAGCTACAGGCGACCTAGCTCCTAAATCAGGAAGTAATCTTGCTTTCGATTCTAATACAGGTGCTTTAACAGCTACTAGCTTTGTTGGAAACTTGACAGGAAATGTTACAGGAAATACAAGTGGCTCATCAGGAAGCACAACAGGAAATGCAGCAACTGCAACAGCTTTAGCTACTGGCAGAGAAATTTCTCTCACAGGAGATGTTACAGCTTCAGGTGTATCGTTTGACGGAACCGGTAATATAAGTTTATCTACAACTATAGCAGCAAACAGCGTAGCACTTAGCACAGACACAACTGGTAACTATGTAGCAGGAGTAAGTGGCACAACCAATGAGATTGAAGTATCGGGTTCAGGAAGCGAGGGAGCAACTGTAACTATTGGATTGCCTGACAATGTAACGATTGCAGGTAACTTGACAGTAAATGGCACAACAACAAGTGTTGATACAACAAACCTTGAAGTTGAAGACCCATTAATTAAATTAGCAAAAAACAATAGTGCTGCTGATAGTCTTGATATAGGTTTTTATGGTCTATACGATACATCAGGTTCACAAGACTTATATTCAGGATTATTTAGAGACGCTAGTGATTCAGGCAAATACAAATTATTTAAAGATTTACAAGCAGAACCAACCACAACAGTAAACACAAGTGGTACAGGTTATGCTACAGGCACATTAGTTGCAACCTTTGAGGGAAATATTACAGGAAATGTAACAGGAACTTTATTGACAGCAGCACAACCGAATATTACAAGTGTTGGAACTCTTACAGGCTTAACTACATCAGCAGATATAAACTTTGGTGATAACGATAAAGCTGTCTTTGGTGCAGGTTCAGACTTACAAATTTACCACAATGGCAGTCATAGTTTTTTAGATAACAATACTGGTGATATGAACATTGAATCATCAAATGTTTATATTAAAACTAATAATACTGAAAATTCTATATCTGCAACTGCAAATGGTTCAGTAGAACTTTTTTACGATAATGTCAAAAAAGTAGAAACAACAACAGATGGTGTAGATATAACAAGTACAGGTTCTATCAAAGTACCTGTAGGCACAACAGCCCAAAGAAATAGCTCACCTGCAAATGGTGATTTTAGATTTAACTCTACAACGACAGAATTCGAGGGCTACGATGGTAGTGCTTGGGGTTCAATCGGTGGTGGAGGTGGTGCTACTGGTGGTGGCTCAGATGAAGTATTTATGGAAAACGCAAGAGTTGTTACAACAAACTATACATTATCAAGCAACAAATCTGCACTATGTGTTGGACCATTAACGATTAATACAGGGGTTACAGTAACAATCCCATCAGGAGAGAGGTTAGTAATACTATGACTTGTAAACTTAACGCAGACACAAGCGATGGATTAAAGATAGTATCAGATACAAGTGGGGAAATAGACCTACAGATTGATGCTTCAACTAAAGTACACATGGCAAGTGATGGCAAAGTAGGTATAGGAACTACAAGTCCTGCACATATGCTTCATGTAAAAGCAGGTGATTCAAGAGTAAGAACAGAAGAAACGACTGGTAGCACAACATTTGACATGACTAATACATCAAGTGGACATTTTATAGATTCATCAGGTTCAAATAATCTTACTATCAACAAGCAGGGTGGAGCTGATATGGTATTCAAAACCAATAACACAGAAGCACACAGAATAGATAGTTTTAGGCAATTTTTGTTTGGTGGGATTACAAGTGAACTTACAGGTAATGGTGGTTGTTTACAACTAAAAAGCAGAAATGGAAATGAGCATTGTGCTACATTTAGAAATGGAACATCAGATGGTGGTTTTGGTATTAATTTTCAAAGGACAACTGGTACTGAGGTAGGAAGCATACGTTGGACATCAACTGCAACAAACTTTAACACCTCATCAGATTATAGACTAAAAGAAAATGTTACTTATACATTTGATGCAACAACAGAAGTTAAAAAGCTAAAACCTTGCAAATTTAATTTTAAAGATGAATCAGAAACAATCGAAGGATTCTTAGCACATGAAGTATCAGATGTTGTGCCAGTAGCAGTATCAGGAACAAAAGATGCTACAAGAGATTTAGGCACAGTTAAAGATGCAGATGGTAATGTAATACGAGAAAATGTTGTAGAATCTTCAAAAGAAGATGGACAAACTTGGACAAAAACATCAACAGAAGATGTTTATCAATCAATAGACCAAAGCAAACTTGTACCTTTACTAGTCAAAACAATACAAGAATTAGAAGCTAGAATTACAGCATTGGAGAGTTAGATGGCATTAACATTACATGGTACAGTATCAGATAACACAGTAGTATTAAGTAGACCTAATGCTACACCTATTATTTATAATGGGGATATGTTATTAGCACAAAGAGGTACGAGTGCTACTAGCATTACAGGTGGTGGCTATCCTACTGTTGATAGATTTTATATGTCTATGTTAAGTGCAGGAACATTTACACAAACACAATCAACAGATGTTCCAACAGGACAAGGTTTTACAAAATCGCTTAAATGGGATTGCACAACAGCTAATGGAAGTTTAGGTGCAGGTTCATATCTTTTACCATTGGAACAACATTTTGAGGGGCAAGATTTACAATTATTAAGAAAAGGTACATCAAGTGCTAAAGGCATAACTATTGCTTTTTGGATTAAATCTAATTTGACAGGTAATTTTAATTTAGAAATTTGGGATAGAGAAAACGATAGGCAAATTACAAAAGCTGTTACTATTAATTCAGCAAACACTTGGGAGAAAAAAGTATCAAGTTTTCCTGCTGATACAACAGGCACATTGACAGCAGATAATTCTAATCGTTTACAAATTGCACTATGGGCAGGTGGTGGCACTAACTTTACTTCAGGTGGTAGTTTACAAACATCTTGGGGTGCAATCACACACACAAAAAGAGCATACAATACAGTTAATCTTGCAAGTAGCACAGATAACGAATTATATATTACAGGAGTTCAACTAGAAATTGGTGAGTTTGATTCTAACAGCATACCTGACTTTCAGTTTGAAGATGTAGGTACAAGTCTAGCTAGATGTCAGAGGTATTTTATTAGTCATGCAGTTGCAGATGGTACAAGATTAGGTGATGGCATATTTAGAAGCACAACAAGAATAATAGGTAATGTGGATTGTATGGGGTTAGTGCCAAATATGAGAGCAACACCATCTGTTGCAACAACTATTACTTCGTTTCAAATTTATCATGGCTCAGATACAACTACAAACTGTGCAGCTTCATCAGGTAGTGGTCTTGCTATGAGTGGTACTCAAGAGTGCAGAACAGATTTTACATTTTCATCAGGTTCTACAACAGGAGGACTACCTGGAAAGTTAAGAGCAAGTAGTGCAGGTGCTATGCAATATGAAGCAGAATTATAGGAGATATTATGGTAGTAACATCAGCAAAATACTTTAAACACGATAACCAAAATGCAGGAATAAATGCTGAAATAAATGGCAAAAAATGGGCAGTTCCACTAGACACAGCAAACACACATTACCAAGCTATACAAGAATGGATAAAATCAGGTAACACAATAGAGGAAGCAGACTAATGAGTAGTATTAAATTAAAAGGTTCTAGCTCAGGTGAAGCAATTATAACAACGTCTTCTGATGGTAGCACAGTAAATGTTGATAAAAACTTAGTATTACCTGCAGGACAAAATTTTTGTATAGGTGCAACTGATGATGTAGTTATCGGTAGAGCAACTGATGACAGAATGACTTTCAATACTGGTGGAACTGAAAGAGGAAGATTTGACGAAAATGGAAATTTTTATTTTAATTCTGGTATAGGTTCGGTTCAGATTGCTTATGGTGTTAGAGCATGGGTAAACTTTGACGGCACGAACATGGGGATTAGAGCGAGTGGTAATGTAAGTAGCATAAGTGATAGAGGAACTGGAAAGTTTACAGTCAATCTTTCTGTAGCAGCACCTGATGATGATGGGGCTGTTTTAGTAACCTCATCAAATAGTTCTACAGCAAGTTCAGGTGAAAAAACCAATGCTACTGGTGTGCAAAACAGCACATCTGCTTTATATATTAATTTAAGAGATTCTAGCAACAACTCACAAAAAGATTCAAATTACGTTCATGTGGCTTATTTGAGGTAAATATGGATAAAAGAATAGTATATATAAATGAAGATGGAACAATAGGTATTATTATACCTGCAGATATGGGCGAAATGACCATAGAACAATTAGCACAAAAAGATGTGCCAACAGGATTGACTTATCACATTGTAGATAAATCAGAAATACCAACAGATAGAACTTTTAGGGATGCATGGAAATGGCAATAGTAACTGACATAACAAAAGCAAAAGCAATAGTAAAAGAAAAACTAAGAGCAGATAGAAAACCTTTGCTAGAAGAACAAGACATTCTATATCAAAGAGCATTAGAAACATCTGCTGATACAACAGCTATAGTTACAGAAAAACAAAGATTGAGAGATATCACAAACGATGTCGATGCTATGAGTACAGAATCAGCATTAAAAACTAAAATGACAACATTAGAGGGATAACGAATGGGATTAGAAACAGGAACATATATAGACAGTCTTAACAGCTCAAACCCTACAGCAGGTGATGCCGTATCTGAGGGTGATGACCATTTAAGACTTATTAAATCGACAGTAAAAGCAACATTCCCAAATTTATCAGGTGCTGTAACAAGTACACAGGCAGAATTAAATTTACTTGATGGCGTAACAGCAAACACTACAGAACTTAATTATGTAGACATAACAACACTTGGAACAACACAAGCGTCAAAAGCCGTAACTGCAGACGCAAACAAAGATATAACTGGCATAAGGAATCTAACAATTACAGGTGCATTATCAGCAGGTAGTGGGCTTGTAACAATGTCAGACATATATCCTGTAGGAAGTATTTATATAAATGCAGCAGTAACAACTAACCCTGCAACCTTATTAGGATTTGGAACATGGGCAGCATTTGGTTCAGGCAGAATGATGGTTGGTTATAACGCATCAGATAGTGATTTTGACGCATTACAAGAAACAGGTGGTGCAAAAACACATACATTGACTATTGACGAAATACCATCACATACTCACAACAGACCGAAAGGTTGGAAACCTGCTCCAAACTCGAATGATGTTGATATAACAGGTGGTAATGGAGTTAATATTGCAGATAATATGCTAACAGACGCAACTGGTGGTGGACAAGCCCACAGTATTTTAAACCCATACATAGTTGCATATATGTGGAGAAGAACTGCGTAATGGCAACATTTGTAGCACCTGCCCCAAAGGGCATGATAAAAGACACGAATAATACAATAATTCCTTTTGAGTTTTATTCAGAAGCATCTAATATTAGATTTGCAGATAGTGCAGCTAAAAAAATAAAAGGACATGATATTGTTTTTGGAACACCTACAGTTGCCCCTTATTTTGTTATTAATTGGTCTTATGGAACTAACTCTTACTGGTTTTATGCTGGTACAGCAAAAATTTATAGATTGAGTGGAAGCTCAACACATACAGATTTTACAAGAGCATCAGGTGGAGATTACTCAACTAATCTAACAGCAATAGGAAATTGGACAGGAACTATTTATAATGGTCTACCTATTTTATGTAATGGAGTAGATGACCCACAAGCATTGTCTACAACAGGAGCTAGTGCATTTGCAGATTTACCTAACTGGATATCTAATGGTACGTGCAAAACAATAAAAGCATATGGCAACTATTTGATGGCATTAAATTTAACGGAAGGTGGCACAAACTTACCTAATAAAGTTAGATGGGGAGATACTGCTGAAGATTTTAGTTACCCTTCTACTTGGACTGCTGGTGCTACGAATGACGCTGGTGCTGTAACATTAGGCGATGAAGCAGATGAGATTATAGATGGTCTTGCATTAAAAGAATCATTCATAATTTATAAAGGTAATTCTACTTGGATTGCAAATTATATAGGTGGTAATTTAGTTTTTAGTTTTAAAAAACTTTTTAATGATACAGGAGTTTTAACTAGAAATTGTATAGAAGAATTTGATGGAAAACATTTTGTAGTAACTCAAGGTGATGTAATTGTACACAATGGCGTATCTAAACAATCAGTTGCAACAAATTCTATAAAAAAACATTTATTCGATGACATAAGCGATGCTTATTACCAATTGACTTTTGTTACACATAACGTACAACAATCAGAAATGTGGATATCTTATCCTAGTATAGGTTCTGAATTTTGTAATAAAGCGTTAATTTACAATTATGTTGATGGGAGTTTTACTTTTAGAGACTTGCCTAACATTTATCATATTGGTCCTGGAGTGGTAGATACAGGTGCAACTACTGTTGTATGGTCAGGACAGAGTGCAACATGGACAAGTTATTCAGGAACATGGGGAGATAGGAGTTTTAATCCTACAGAAAGAAGCATTCTTATGGCAGGTGTAGCAGATACTAAATTGTATCGTGGTGATTTTGGACAACAGTTTTCAGGAGAAAATTTTATATCTACAGTAGAACGTAAAGGCTTAACATTAGACGGAAACAACAATACAGTAAAACAAGTTAGAAAAATTACACCTAGAGTTAAAGGCACAGGTTCAGTAAATATTTTAGTAGGAAGTTCTATGTCGCCTAATGGAACATACACTTTTGGTAGTCCACAATCATTTGACCCTAACTCACAAAATAAAGTAGACTGTAGAGTAACTGGCAAATTTATAGCAATAAGGTTTCAACATACTTCTAATAGTGAGTTTGAATTAAATGGCTATGACTTAGAGTATGAAGTTTTAGGAGAAAGATAATGGCAGAAGCACCTAGATATTCACCTAACCCTGTACCTAGTAATCCTGAAGATTTACCTAGATATATCTTCGAGGAACTTACTAAGCTACAAGGTGCATTAGAAGAAAATCCAACAACATTTATAGAAGTAACAAACGCAACGCCTATTAGAAAAAAACAAGGAGATATCGTTTATGCTGATGGCTCTAACTTTAATCCTGGTAGTGCAGGTGAGGGCATATACTTTGTAAACGCAGCAGGTAACTATACTAAGTTATGATATACGTTAGTGGTATAAAGTCTAAAAAAATTCCTGATATTTGGAATCTTTGCAAACAATACGTTGAAATGGGAAACAACAAAAGCAAAGAAGAAATGAATATAGACGATATATATGAAAGATTAATTAATGCAGAAATGCAGTTATGGGTAGTTTTTGACGAAAACGATGACATAAAATCTGTCGTAACAACAGAAGTAATAAACTATCCTAGAAAAAGAACATGTAGAATAGTAACGCTTGGAGGGCGTGGACTCGATAATTGGGTTGACGAAGTACTAGATGTTCTAGAAGGGTGGGCAATCGAAAATGGTTGTGTTGCTATGGAAACTGCATGTCGCAAAGGTTTTATAAAAAAACTTGAAAAGTATGGATATGAACATGCTTACACAATATTAGGTAAAGAATTAACAACATTACATTAGAGGTAAATTATGAGTAAAGGAAGTGGTGGTGGTGGTGGCACACAAGTCACAAGAATAGAACCATCTACGATAGCAGCACCTTATTTAAGTGGCTTATATTCTGACGCTAGAAATTTGTACAATCAAGGTGGTCCACAAGTATTTCAAGGACAAACATATGCTAATCCTACAGACACGCAATTACTAGGTGAAAACCTAGCAATGATGAACGCATTAGGACCACAAGCAATGACTGCACAAAATTTAACTAACGCACAAAACTTTGCATTGGCTGGTCCAGCAAACTTAGCTAGTAATCCTTATCTTGCAGATGCAACAGAAGCAGCTATTAGACCTCTATACTCACAAGCACAAGGTCTGTTACAACAAGCAAGAAGAGATGCAAACTCAGCAGGACAGTTGGGTGGTGATAGACAAGCAATTTTAGAACAAGGAGTTATAGGAGACTATTTACAACGAGCAGGTGATATTACATCTACTATGTATAGTGACGCATATAACAATGCACTATCCAACCAAGCAAAAGCTATTGGTTTAGCTCCAAGCACATTATCTAGCATGTCTGCCCCTGCTACATCGTTGATGGCATTAGGTGGCGTACAACAAGCTAGAGACCAATTAGCGATAGATGATGCGAGAGCAAGATTTGAAGCTGAACAGGCAAGACCATATTCTAACCTAGCAGCCTATCAAGGTATTGTAGGTGGTGACGCATTAGGTAAAACTATGACAGCCTCTATGCCTGGACAATCGCCTTCTTTTGGACAAAGAGCATTAGGTGGAGCAGCTGCAGGTTTAGGTGCATATCAATTAGCAGGATTAACTACAGGTGCAGGTGCAGCAGCAGCCCCTGTTTTTGGTCCAGCAATAGCAGGAGCTGCAGGACCTATAGGACTCGCAGTTGGTATAGGGTCAGCATTAGGATTATTTGATTAGGAGATAAATTATGGTTGCATTTGTACCAACATTAGTTCAATTAAGTTACGCAGGGCTAAGGTCTATTATGTCGAAATATGGCAGAAATAGAATAGCAGGAATAATGAAAGAACTTAAAGTAGATAAAGCTACTGCACGTAAAATAAACGAAACTTATCAAAAGGTAACAAAAAAAGGAGATGTTACTCAGAAACTAGGTGGAAAAAATGTTGTTAGTAACAAAAATACTGTTAGCGTAAGAGTTGATAAACCACAAGCAGATGTTTTAAAAGGTAATCCTATAACAAGTATAGGAGGGACAGGGCAAAAAAGAAATCTTATTGGAACGCAACAGACAACGCAAAACAGGACTACGCCTGATAGTGTTAGAAAAAGTTTTGGATTTCCTAGTGCTAATGGACAAGGGTTTTTTGCATCAGCTAGAGACGCAGGTAGACAAGGCATGGGATTTTTATCAAGCCCTACTGGTTTGACTGTTGGTAGTTTAGGTTTATTAGGATATGCAGGTATGGACGCAGCAAATCCTGACCAAGTTGTACAACAAGGAAATGTATCGCCTGATTCTCAACTAGTTACTGTGCAAAATCCTGATGGAAGCACATCGACTAGATTAATGTCGACAGCAGGTGGTGGTAGTTCTTACAGAGACCAAGTAAGGAGTGGGCAAATAGATTTACCTATGACAGAAAAGTCTTATAATGAATTTAAAAAACAACTTAACATTTTTAATGCAAATTCTAGTGCATTTGATAGAGCAACCTCTTCATTAACAGGTAACGAGTCTGACCCTAGAAACAAACCTCAGTTTGCTAATGAAGCAGCATTGTATCGACTAGAAATAGACAGTAGACCTGAAAATGCTGGTAAATTTGAAATAGCTTTTAATGCAATGAAAGATGTAGAAAAACAAGCAACAACTCCTGACGCACCTTCTTTTTCAGTAGAAGACGCAAGAAAACAAATTCTTTCTGGAGCAGGTTTAACAAACCAAGACATACCTGAACCTAGATTTGGCGATAAAACAGGACCTAATCAATTTGAACTCGTTAAAGGTGATGATAGAAACTTCCTTGAAAGAACATTAGGTATCGGCACTCCTGGAGTGTATGTAAGAAAAATATATGACAATGAAACAGGAACATATAAAACTCCTGATGTTGGAGATGCTGGTTATCAAGAATTTACAGAAAGCGATTTGTCTTCAGGCATGACTACAAATAATGCGTCTAATGTAATGATACAAGACCCTACATCAGGTATACAAAGTGTTGCTAATAGAAACCCACAACCTGTAAACGTAGGTGAAGATATTCTTAATGCAGAAGGCAAAGTTATTGGTACACAAGGACCTATTACAAGCACTACTGTAACACCTGATATAACTACATTAGTTAGAGGACAAGGTGGAGAAACTTTAATAAAAGACCAACCAAGCATAGCTGGTAACGTATCTAATCAAGCACAGATATTTGGTCTAGCTAATTATTTAAGTTCTTTAGCACAAAACAACAATACTTTTATGGGACAACAACCAGGTTTTAACACAGGTTTTCTTGCAAGACCACCTATGCAACAATTCTATGGTACTAGAAGACCTGGATTATTTGATAAAGAGTTTTATGGAACAAGAATTGGATTTTTTTAGAGGTATAAATTATGAGTATGTTTGATGATATAGCGTTAGTAGGAAGCAGGTTAGGTAGTTTTTTTGACGAAGACAACCAGCAAAAAATAGAACCTACAGTACCTAGCAGTATAAATGTATCTGATGTCGCAGGATATTTTAATCCTAAATTACATTTATTAGATGGTTTAGCTACAGGTCAGTTGACGCAAGAGTCTTTAAATAAATACAAAGAAGCAAAAGGTATACAAGACTTGTTTAAAGTAGCTTCAGAAGCTAGTTATACAGGTACAAAAAAGAACCCTTTTGAAACATCAGGACAAGCAATATCAAGAGCCTTAGATGCACCTACAGATGATAGCAAAACATTTGATGCTATTAGCAGAGCAAGGGTTGCAAGTGCAACATTTTTTGATAAAACAAATGCAGAACAAACACCTATAGTTTCTTCAAGAAGAGATTACGATGCACAAACACAAAAAAACGATGCTCTTATTCCTGAAGCCTTCGGTGCTTTTGACCAATTACAAATGGGAGCTGCGAGAGTAGGTTCTTATTTAGGTGTCGATAAAATTGTAGGACCATTCGAATCGAACTTAGCTTTAGCAGCAAGAGAAGGCTTGAATAGAGACATTCTTGCTATTGGAGCAAGTTTATACTCAGGTAGACCTTCTAAATTCTTGTTAGAACAAATACAAAAAACAATACCTGTTGGAGCTTCTGAAGGAGATGATTTAGCTTATTCTAAATATGTACAAGCAAAAAATATATTTAGAGACCAAATTAGACAAATGGAAGGTTTAAGAAACAATGCAAAAACTAAAGCTAAAAGAATTGAGTTTGAAAATAAACTTGGAGACCTCAACTATATGGTAGACAGACTTAGCGTTGTTACAGGTGCTTTTGAAAAAGCAGGAACTGGTAGAAAAGAATTTTATGAAAGCGAAGGTATGTTTGGTGGTGAGTTTACAGAACAAGATTTAAATGATTTAAATAATTATTTTGAGCAATAAAATATGGATTTATTAGAAAGACAAAGAAGAGAAGACCAAATACAGGCAGAATTTAATAACTATAAAAGAGCAGGGTCTACTTTGTTACAAGCAGGTAGGATAGATGAAAAAAAATACTATGCAAATGTTAGAAACAAAGGTATACAACTAGGTCTTCTAACGGAAAACGATTATCCAACAGATTTACCTGCTGCTGTAGAACCTTTATTTAGAATTACAGGTGCTACATTAGGTGCTATTGCAGGTGGAGTAGCTGGTATAGCAGGAAGACAGAATCCGTTAACATCTGCATCAGTAGGAGCTGGTCTTGGTGGTGCTGGTGCTACAGCAATAGTCAGAGAAATGGCTGAATTGTTGAATCCTGACTTGCCTTTAGCTCCAATGGGTAAAAAAATATCTGACGCAGGTATGGCAGGTGCTATTGATTTTGGTGGAACTATGATTGTTGGAGGAGCTTTTAATCAAGTAGGTAAACTTATTGGTGACGGAGCAAAATTGAGTGCAAGAGGTGCTGCAAACTTAGCTAACAAAACGCCTGAACAATTAAGAAAAATATCTGATGGTATTCCTAAAAAAATAGGTTTTCTGCAAAGAATGGCGACAGACAAAACAAAAGAATTAAACGGATTAGTTGAAAAAACTGTAAAAGAAATGGAAGAACAAGGTTTAACTCCATATATGGCTGCCATGTCACCTGAGATAATTAAAAGTTATTTTCAAGCAGCAGGAGTAATGCCTATTCTAGGGACTCCAGTACAAAAACTTTATAAAAAACAAGTAGACGAACTGGTAACTAGATTAGTAGATGGAGTTAAAAAAGACATAGGAAGAAGTGCCGCAGAAGGCAAAGCACCTCTTTTAAGTCCAGGCTCTTTTAAAGCAGTAGACGGAAAGATTATAAGAAATCCTAGTAATGTACCTGATGAATTAAACAATACACAACTCGGTACAACTTTTATACATGCAGTAGAAAAAAATATAAACAAAATAGTCGATGAAAAAAAATTAGCTTATCAAGCTTTTGATAAAAGCATAAATAAATTACCTACTATTTCTACAACAACAACAGGATTAAAAGGAACTGTAGATGGTACAGAAACTACGATTGCACAAGGAAAATCTTTAGAACAAATATTTGGAATAAAAAATGGGAAAACAACAAACAATGGCATTTTTGTAGGCAATAGACAATTAAATGAATCTGCAAACGCTATTGCAGATATGCAAAGAAGATACATAAAACCTAATTCAAAAGAATATGTTTTACGAAATGTAAAATTTAACAAAGATGGCACAATAACTGGTAAGAATTTAAATCAATTATATTCAAACGTAAGAGACGCTAAAGGTAGCTTACAAAGAAACTTAAAAGTTCCTGGACAAAGAAGTTTGCCTGGAGATGCAGTTGCTCTAGCAAGATTAGGTAATGCACAAGCAGCAATCGAAGCAAGTTTAAAAACTGCTGGTAGAGCAGGTGACGATGTTTTTAATCAATTATCAACAGCAAAAAATTTACAAAAACAACTTGATGCAGATATACAAGCAAATATACCTGCAATAAGAGTTATGGGTTCTGAAAATATGTATAAAGTATTAGCTTCAGAAGCTCCTGAGTTTGCAGTAAAAGGCACAAATTTGGTTAGCAAAGCACAAGGCAATGTTACTTTGGGAACAGTTGTAAAAGAATATTTTGATAGTCCTAGCATTTCTTCACAACAATATTTAAAAAAAATATTAGATGAACAATCAGGAACAGGCTTGAGTTCTTATAAAGCTTTAGTCACACAAGAAATGGACGATGTTTTTTATAAAACAATTTTTGAAAAAGCAAATAGAACAGGAGATTTTGCGTCATCTGTACCTGACTTTAGAAAAGCAATGGGTATTGATGGTAGAGGTGGTGGTTTAATGAAGTCTAGACTTACTGTGGCTTATGGTAAAGAAACTGCTAATAAAATGATATCTGAATTGCCTAAAGTAGCTAAAGTAATGGAAGAACACATGATAAAACAACCAAACATGAGTAACTTTGTTGTTAGAAATGCAATCTTGTCAGGAAGCATTGGCATAGGTTCTATAGGAATACTAGGATATTCTATGGGTGGCGTTCTCGGTACTGCTGTATCTTTAGGAATTATGCGTAGTGTAACTAATTTTCTAGCACAACCTTATTCTAAACAGCTTTTATCAACAGCAATAAGCAAAAGTGGCACACCTGCTGGTGATGTTGCAGCAACAAGAATTATGGACGAATTAAATGCAGGAACAAAAAGTTCACAAGCATTTAACAATGCAAAAATAAAAACATTAGCAAAAGTAAATCCTGATGCTTTTAGAAAACTAACAACAGCATTTGCTAGGGCAGGTGTCGAAATTCCTAGACAAGCAGGAATAGAGGCAACAGCACAAGCTACAGGTTTAATTGATAGACCTGATGAAGATATATTGAGGGCAAGATAATGATACCAATGGAACTTTTGTCAATGTTAGCTTCTACTGTGCTAGGTGGCATTATGTCTATTGTTGCACAGAAAGGACAAGCACAAGCAGAAAGAGAAAAGATGTTGATGCAAAGAGCAGAGTTTGCAGCTAAACAAACTGACAAAGCAAGACAAGTTACTGACCCTCATACAAAACACACAAGGCGTTGGATAGCATTGATGTGTGTATTCTCAATTATAGTAATACCAATCGTTGCACCAATATTTACTGATGTTAATGTTGCATATCAGATAGTAACTGAAGCTAGTAGTGGTTGGTGGATATTTGGCGAAACATACGAAACATCTTACTTTGAAGAAGGTAATACAATTTACATAACTAACCTACAATCGCACACAATTTTCTCAATTATAGGGCTATATTTTGGTGGCTCACTAACAAGGAAATAAGATGGTAGCTAAGAAATATCAATCTAAAACAGGTGGATTAAACGAAGCAGGTAGAAAGTTCTTTAAAAGAACTACAGGCTCTAATTTAAAAAGACCTGTTACAGGCAAAGTCAAACCAGGTTCAAAGGCAGCTAAAAGACGAGCAAGTTTTTGTGCAAGAATGTCAGGAGTCAAAGGTCCAATGAAAGACAGCAAAGGAAGACCAACACGTAAAGCGTTGGCATTAAAAAAATGGAAATGTCGCACATAAAAGGGGCTTTAATTCTACTCGCAATATTTATCGCAATGCTCAGTATAGAGAATGCGTTTTCTGATGTAACATCTAGTGGAAGCACTACAAACACTCAGTCTAATAATGCTGGAAGTAATACAGCTATTACTGGTGGATATGAATCTAGCACTACATATCAATCAGGCAGTAGTTCAAACAGCACTACTAATAACGAGACAAATAATAGTACAAATCAAAAGACAGCCGTAAATAGTTCTACAGCACCTGCAATGAGCGTTTATGGACAGGATAGTTGCGTTATACCACTTGCAGCAGGAGTGACTGTAATAGGCTTCTCAGGCTCATTTGGTAGCTATATGGTAGATGAGGAGTGTGAACGTAGGAAAGCTACTTCAGTACTAGCTAAACTTGGTATGAAAGTAGCAGCAATATCTCTGATGTGTCAAGACGAAAATGTATGGCAATCAATGTGGGACGCAGGGACTCCATGTCCTATTGAGGGTTTGATTGGAGAAGAAGCTAAAGCAAAGTGGACAGAAATAGGTGGCTTTCAAAAACCAAATGTTAACAATTGGAATGGCAAACCTATACCATCAGGAATGATTAATGAAGATAATAATGTTAATAAGTAGTTTATTGTTAGTAAGTTGTGCAACTCATAGTATTACTCTAGGAGAAATGACAATTTACGGAAGTAATGAACAAGAAATACCAGCACCTGAAAGACGATGAGATATTTAATTTTACTAATACCTGTTATAACTTTTGCAGACATAAACACAACAGGTAATTTAATTACTAATGGTACATTCGATAACGGCACTACAGGTTGGACATTATCAGGTGATGCACAAAGAATTGGAGATTGTTGTCCTGGTGGACATGACTTAGAGTTTGGAGACAATGGTAGTATTGAGCAATCATTTAACCTTATAGGAACTTCTATAACACAACCTATGCTCGACAATGGTATTACTCTAAATTCTACAGTTGAAGTACAAAATGGTGAGGGTGGTGTAGGCTCTTGGTGTTCAAGCTGTGGTGATGCTGATAGTTTTAGTATTAGACTACAAATAAGAGATGAAAATAACGAAGTATTAACTTCAGTTATTCAGGAGAGATTTAATGTTACAGGAATTGATGGCAAAGATTTTAGCGATACTGTCTCGTATACAGGGACTGGTAGTAACATTGGAAATATTAATATTAGTGGTACCGATGCTGCTGCTCCTGCTAATCTTGGTGGTCCTAATGTAGATAACATATCAGTCACAATGACTTATGATGATACTGTTCTTACTGCTATGCAAACAGCAATACTTAATACAGCATTTGAAGAAATAGAAGAAGTATTAACTACGATTGAGCCTGAAGAATTATTTATATATGAAGAATTTATTGTAGAGGAAATCATACCTTTTGAAGAACCTCAGATAGCGACAGAGATGTTTAGTGAGGTTTACATAAAAGAGGTAGAGATAGAAGAAATAAACACAGGTATTGTAAATGTATTTCGACTAGCTCCACCTGAAGAAATTATAGAAATAAGCAGTTTACCTGCTATAAAAAC